GCCAACCAAGACATTGCGGCCACAAAATCCGGCAATCCGTAATAATTAAACGTCGGTTCGTAATCTTTAAATTGAACAATTGAAGTGTTTTTTTCAAAATCCGGATAAACGGGAACAATTGCCGTGTCTTCTTTTGTCGTTCCATACTTCGCCCAATCGGGGTGAATATAAATATGTTTTTGATCCTTTGAAACTCGACATTTCGTTGCGTCAATATGAAATAAATTTATTCCGCCTTCGTGTTTAACAATTTGCATATAAGCATTTCCAAACGTATAATAATCATTGATAATTCGTCCGTAAACCTCACGCATTGAATCACCCGTGTTGACGTCTGCAATAAATTCTTCGACGGCTAAATTTTCGGACGCAAAGTTTTTTCCCATACTCAAAATTTTCTTTTGTGCTAGGATTGATCGGTGCGTTGGCGATTGTCGCGCAACTTCTGCCAAAAATTGTGGAAATAAATTGTCTTCGCCACTTGGAATAAATGGTGTTCGAATTGTTTTTAAATCTACGTTTTCGCGGATTTTGTCCGGAACTCCTAAATTAAAAATATCGAACTTTGTAAATCCAACTTTTTTCGCGGCCGAATTAATCGTTTGATTCGTTGTTTTCCTTTTGCTCATTTTTTGCGGTTTTTTTAGGTTCTTTTATTTCGTTAACATATTCGAATCCGTCTTTAAATAATTTTTTCAAAAGTTTTTGATCAACCGAATTTGTTTCGTATTTATTTCCGTTGTAACGAAATGATTTTGCACCCGCAACGTCTTTGTGTAATTTGTATTTTGCCATTTTATTATTTTAAATAATTAATAAATCGTTTTGCTAAAATACAATAAAATTTCATTGTGTCAAAAAAAAATGGGGACACTTTTAAATGTCCCCAATTTAATTTTAATTCAAATCGAATTTGAAACCTATATTCTAGCGTTAAATATTAAACCGGAATCGTTCCCGTGAATTCTCTTGGATATTCTCCTTGTTGTGTAGAAATAACAATTGCCGTTCCGTTTGCGTCTTGCAGCCCAACACCCGTTGTTTCTTCACCACTTGTGAATTCCATATATGCCGTTTCTTCAAATATTTCGTCCCAACCTAAAACGAATTTATAAGTCAAAGCCGGTGTTGCGCAATCGTCCGCGTAAGTTTCAACAATTGCCGTAATTCCACAACTTGTAACTAATTCCATTAAATCGTGGTTAACAACTCCCGTTACTTTAGGAATGTAAAATTCCAAAGAAACTTCAATCATTGTCGATCCGTTTTCCCTTGTTGCTGACGCCGTGAAACCCGCGCTTCCTCTGTCAAATTCCCATTTAAAGAAAACCGCCCCACCCGTCATAACAACCGCCGTGTAGCCGTGTGAACCGGCCGCCGCGTCAAGTGTAAACGACGTAATATCGTCCGTGTTTCCTAAATAAATTGTTTTTAATCCACCACGTCTATTTCTATCGCAGCAAATAACATTATGTCCCGTTGTAATACTCATAATTTTATATTTTTATTTTATTATTATTTATTTTAATTAGTAACCTATTTGCACTAAAGAATCGTGTAAAAATTGGAATCCTAATTTGAAGTATGCACGAACGTAAACTTTTTCCGTTAAATCGTCATAAAACATTTTCATTTCGCCCTCCGGATCGTTTGTGTCCGTTCCAACTGCAAGATTTTGTTTTGCAACGTATGCCGCACGAACGTCGTCCGTCAATGTTAATTGCGTCGCCGCAACGTCCCAAATATACATTGGAATTACCTCGATTCCTCTAAAGTATAATTTCATTGATCCGTCAACTAATTGTGAAAATCCTTCTGCATTTCCTAAATTTTCAAGTGACGTCATATAATCGTCATAAATTAATCTTGACACGTAATATGCTTTGTCATTTGTTGCAACTCCTTGTAATGCACTTGGTGCGGCTGCATACATTGCACGTAAAGCAATAAGGCCGTCACCCGTAGTAAATGCACCGGAATTTGCGATTGCCGTTTTTCTTGCATTAATAACCGTGTCCGCAATAAATAGTTTCCACCACCCGTCCGTTGAATCGTAACAACTATTATTCGAACCCGTAATTGCCGTATCACCGAACCACGCTAACCTAACAACGTCTTCCGCAATTCCGTTTCTTACATTTTGTAAAATTGTGTCCATTAACGCCGTTCCTTCTAAATTCATAACGTTAACGCCATTTCTAAATGATTCTTCAAGATACGTCCCAAAAAATGCGTCTTGACATTGTGAAACCGCAACTCTCATTCTTCCCGCCGTAATTACTTTGTCATTCACGTTGAATTCACCACTTTCAGCGCCACCGCACGTTGTGTATTTCTTAACGATACACGATAATGCGTCCGCCGTGTAAAGATTCATTTTGAATTTTACGTTTGGAATAACTCTAAATTGCATTAAATCCGAATCCCTAAAGATTGGTTCTAAAAACAATTCGTTAAAATTCGCGCCACTATAAGTTGCCGCGATATTGTCTAATGCTACATTTGCCATAATTTTATTTTTTTATGATTATTTATTAATTATTATTGTTATGCCTTTCTTTTTAACGTCGAAACCATTGCATTGAAAAATGCCGCGTTTGGATCAACAACCGAATTGTCAATAACGCTTGGATCTGAATTTGGTGTAACGTCCGTTTTTCCCGCTTTCAATTTAGAAATTTCAATTGATTTATTTTCAATTGTTTTGTTTGCAACCTCTAATTCTTTTGCTTTGTTTTCCGCGTCTTCAATAGCGTTTTCTTTTTCACCTTCTGCCATTCCCATTTTTTCTTCAATGTCGTGAATCGCGTTTTCTAGGTTGTCAACTCTTGATTTTAATTCTTCATAAGTTAACGCCCAATCCGCGTCCTCTGCCGGTGTGCCTTCTTCGTGTCCTTCTTCGTGTTCGTTCTTAACACCCAACATTGACTTGATTTTTCCAAGTAAACTTGCGTCGTTTGAAATTTCTTTTATTTCAACAACTTCTTTTGTTTCTTCTGCCATAACAATTTGTTTTGATTTATTAATAATAGTGTTTATTTTTTCGCTTGTAATATTTTGAAACTTCGAAACGTCATAATTGTTTTCGATTTTTAATGGTTGTGTGATTCCATTAATTAAACCCAATTCCATTGTTTCTTCGGAATTAAACCAAGTTTCAACATTCATTAAATTAATATAATGATCCGAAGTTTGATTTGATTTTGACGCGTAAATTTCTGCAATTTCATTTCTGATTTTATCCAAAATGTTTGCCGTTTTTCTTAATTCGTTTGCGTCACCGCCCGCACTCGCAAATGGATTGTGAATCATAAATAAAGAATTTTCCGCCATTTCTATTTTGTCACCCGCCATTGCAATAACTGACGCAATCGACGCCGCGATTCCCTCAACTTTCGTTGTTACTTTTTTCGAATGATTTTTTAATGCGTTGTAAATTGCCAATCCGTCAAAAACCGAACCACCTAATGAATTAATGTGGACGTCAATGTTTTTGTCTTTGATTGTTTTTAATTCGTCAATAAATGTTTTTGCGTTCACGTCGTGTCCGCCAACTTCCGAATATATATAAACGTCGGCGGTTTCTGATTCCGCGTTGTTTTGTATTTCAAACCAATTTTTCATTGCGACAAAAATAAAAGTGTTGAATCTTTATTTTACGAAAATATTGGAATAAAAAAAACACGGGTTGTTTGCCCGTGTCTTTTAAAATATGTTTTAATGTTTATTGATAAATTGTTTCCGCCATTGCATTAATGATTTTTGACGGATAAACCTTGTCTTTTGCGGCGTCAAAATGTAAACGTCCAATTCTATTTTCAAAGTTTAATTTTTTTAATTGTTCGGTTAAAAATTTTGAAATCAATTTTTGTTGTGCGTGTGTTAAGTTTTCCATTTGGTTTTTTTTGGTATTAATTAAGGCGGGACAAAACGTCCCGCCCGTGTCTTTTAAATTATTTATTTTGTTTCTGATACGTGTTCTAATAATAGAACCATTGCGCTTAATTCTTTTTTTAAAATTTGTAATTCTTCTGAAATTTCTTTTATTAAATTTTTTCTTTGATCTTCATTATTATTTTCATCTATTTGGTTAAATGTTTTTCTTAATCTATTTTTGCAAAATAAGATTGAAAATTCTAATGTTTCTGAATCCATTTCTTCCATTTGATTCATTGTAATTGAATGTTGAACACTTCCCGTTGCTAATTGAACTTTTTGTCCCATTAACGCTTTTTTTAATTGCCAAAATTCAAACGTTCCAAATTCAAATTCAATCCAATTTTGATTTTCTAATTTTAATGATAATTCTTCTAATCTTTTGTTGTGAAATGCTGATGTTAAGTTAGTTAGTGACATTTTGTTGGTTTTTTTTGGTTTGTAATAAAGGTTTGTCCCTTATTTCTGATGTAAAGATACATTAAATGTTTGTTTGACAATGGAAAAATCAAACTTTCTTTTACTTTTTTAAACTTTTTTTGCTTTTAACCTAGTGAATTAACGATATAAAGCCCGATTTATATTGGCTTTTTTGCGTTTTTCTTTGATTTTTAACTTATAATCACCCAAAATTGTTTCGTTTTTGGTGAATTTTGGCCGGTATTTATAGACAATTCCTTGTATTTGTCTGTCTGATAAGTCATATTTAATGGATAAATCCATAAAAGTATGTGTTACGTGGCCGTTGTTTTGTCTTAATATAGTGTCGAAATCGCAAATGATTAAATAATTTCGAACACGTGTTGGTTCGCATAAACCTTTTTCGACTAAATGATAAACAACGTCTTTTGGTGTTGCGTGTTCACCGAAACGCGTTTGCACTTCGTCCCAAATAATATCGATAAAATCGATAACAAATTTTATTTTGTTTGGTTTTGCCATTTTTTATAAATAGTAAACATATATTCAACCATTTTTTTTGCACAACCACCGCAACCAAAAATGTTGTCACGAACGTTTGGATCAATATATTTCCTAAAATAAACTAATAATTCCAATCCTTGTTTTTGTGGAATTTTCCATTGTCCGCGTGCGTCTTTATTTTTAATAAATTGAACCATTAAATTTTCAACCGCTTGACGATCTATTGAATCGAATTTTGCCGCGTTTTCGTCGTCTTTGTTTTCCATAACGTCAAAAATAGTTTTTTTATATATTGGAATAGGCATAAATGCAATTTTTTTTTAACAATCTAATGTTAGTTTTACCATTTGCCCAACGGACACTTGCCGTCGAATTCTTTTGTGACACTTGTTTTTGCTTTCAACAAACACTTGCAAAGTGAACACGAATCATAATTAAACAATCCTAAAAATTTATTGGAACGCTTATCGCATTTTTTACAAATTGCTAATCGTTTTTTTTGTGTTGCCTTATCTACTATAAACATATTTTTATTTTTTAAAATGAAACCCGTGATTGAATTGTTTT